CTCTGGTCAGACGAATTACCAATCAAGAGTGATTTTGCTGCTGTGTTAATATTAAATTAGAGTGTACGCAGACTAAGTGGGCGTAGGCACAGCTATGTGATTTTTTAAACCAATAACTGCCATCTACTGGCTGATCCCAGATAGTTTTGGAAACTTCCTTCCATGGTAGTCCAATCAAGTGCCGTTTTGATGGTCGGATTACTGCTAAGAACATCATTAACCTAGGAATTGAATTTACAGGTTCAGGAAATTTAGTTAGAGTATTGAAATGGGCTCCGATATGGGTTAGTTGTGAGCAATGATCTTGATCATATAATTTGTCCCACTGAGGTTCCATTTCCATCAATTGCAGCAAGTGATCCTCATCCCTGATTGCTTGATATACACTGACGTTCAGCAGATCCAGTTTGATATATCCGCGTTCTTCGGCATCACGATAATCAATACTGGAAATTCCCGAAAATGGATCAGTTGGAATCTGGGTTATATGTATTCCAGAAGCATGTTTTGACAGTTTATCATCCCGTATAATACCTGCTGGATGATGCTTTATGTGGGCTAGAATTAGATTTCTATCAGCTACGTCAATATCAATATCACTAGTAAACTTCATAGTCCTGCCGTTTTTAATATATGTTTAACCCACTCAGCATCTGAAACATAGTCCTTAAATTTCTTTTGCCAAAAGGCAGGGTCAATTAAGGGTATTATCATTGCTACCTGTTCTTCGTTTAGTTTGTCTAGAAATTCTATTCCACTATCACAATTGTATACTATCCAAGCACTGATCCTGCCATTACAAATGTGTTGGCAAATTCTGTTACTATTACCAGCCCTAAAATAATCAGAAAATCCGTTTTCAAACTCCGGATGGTCATCGGCATAAGTCTGCATCTCCTTAAGACCACGCTCTAGGGCTGACTGGGTTGACTCCTGTCTGAGGTATTCTGGCAGCCATTCTGTGTATAGCTTATCACTAGTCCACTTATCTATCTTTTTGTTATTTTTCAATAGCCAATCAAGATAGTTACCAAAGTCAACACAACGAATTTGCTGACAATAGCTGCCAAACTTGACAAAAGCTGTATAATAAGAACTGACTACAAAATCTTCATAACTTTTTAGTTTACTGGATCCCTGGGTCAATTCAAAAAATCTCAAATATGCGCGGAGACCCAATTGAACCCAAGTGCTTTTTTCTTGTTGCCATCTTCGTTTAAGTTTACATTGATGTACACCGAGCGTAGACTCCCGCTTGAAGTCTTTTTCACAATACCTACAGACAAAGCTCATAATGTTTAGAAGTATTCTTTTATTTTCTTGTCGTCCCAACCTAAATTTACTGCCAGCTGTTTTAGGTCTGCACGACTGTTGAGTTCTGCTAATAATTTAATTTCGTCATCTGGTTTCTGAGGGAAGATAACCGATAAAAATTTTTCAGCCTTATTGTTGCCGTTGGCTGGCTTTTTAGCAGCTAGCCAATCATGGCGCTGTGGACCAAGATCAGGGCTAACAGTAGTTGCCATTAGCCATTGCAATTTCTTATGGGTCGCAGTATTGATCGCAAAAAAATCTTTGTTTAAGTTTTCATTCACGCTCATCAGGTAATACGCTTGTAGTTCAGCACTGCCACGAACAGTAGCACCCCAACGAATCATCAGAAATGGACTAAATTTCTTTCGCTCATCATCAGTTAATCTATCAAAGAAATCCCGATCTTTGTTATCAAAGCTACGCATTTCTGTGGTTATGTTAAGGTTATCACTCATGGGAGGTTTGATTTTATGGTTAAACTGGATGCCACATCAATGGCTCATCGTCAGATGATTTCTGAAGCTCGTATAATACAATGCATTTATCAATAGCTTCAGACAGGGCTGGACTACGTTCACTCATTTTAAGAATAGATAACCACTTTGCTTCCCGTTGAACACGTTCAATTTCACCATCAATAGATGAAGGAGCAGTGTGTAACTTTCGCTGTGGTGATCCGTTCGTTCTACTATATACCGTTTTGCCGCCGTCTGGGCTCTCATAGATAACAATTTCTGTCATATTTTTTATCATCATAAAATTACCATACTAAATTATAATTTACAACTTCGCTAGCACGACTGATATCTTTGACGAAGTAAGCGCACATTGGCCCCTCAACATCAGATTCTAGTGGCACTGCCAACATCTGTCCTGGCTTTAATTTAGGAAAATACCACTTACCATCTTGATAAATGTCCACTATTTCAACAGGGTAAAAATCAGGCCTAAAACTTGATCGTGGATTAAAAGCAAATGCACTAAAACCACGATCATTGATTGATGTCAGGGGTACTACCTCAAGGTCACCGACATCTTTCTCACCGATTAGTAGTTGCCAGTCAACTGGCATTTTAATCGTTTGTTCGCCAATCTTAAGAACCAAGGCTGGACTGTTGAACGACTCCATGAAAATCAATGGGATAAAGAAATAATCAGGCTCTTTTGGATTACTATTGTCCAGAACACAAAAGTTTAATTCGTCAACTTCATCAGGTATTACTGACATATCGTATGACGTGTTGTTTAAAGTTAAAATACGAATAATAATCTCCTAGAGAATTCAGTATAGCATATAAATTATTTTTTACTAGAGTCAGTTTGCCAATTTACCTTTTCCATTGAAAACGGATAGTTAGCTTCGGTATAGTAAGCTTTTCGCTTGGTAAGGTGGCGCTTTGAAAACTTACAAGTACTGGTAATATCATAGATATTAACAAAATCTTTGTCCTCAGCTTTACGAATTCCTCGGCCAATAGACTGTATCACACGGGTAAAACTTTTGCCTGGTTCAAGCAGTACCAAATTGAAGATTCGCGGTATATTAATACCAACGGCGGCCACTCCGTAAGTAGCAATGATAATTCGTCCATCGTTAGTTGCGATAGCATCATATTCATCTTTTCTATCTGTGGCTTTAGTTGATCCAGATACAAACACAGCATTAGGTAGACGTTCTGCCATTAATTTACCAGAAGCAATTCTATCAACTAGTACTAGCGTATTGCCAGTATCTTTGATCTTATTGATCAGATCAGCAATATAATCAACCCTAGATAAATTTTCAGTTAGATATTTCAATTCCGTTTGATATTCTTTGTATTCGCCGTGGTCAACTAGCTGTACAATATTCACATGGCATTGTGCTAGATGGCCAGCTTCCTGTAATTCATTGGCGCTTAACTTGCCAACTACTGATCCTAAACTACAAAAAATACTTAATTGCTCTGATTTTTCTTTGGGAATAGTGCCAGTTAACCCCCAACGAATCGGGACATGGGCAAATACTCCGGTCAATAAGTGCTTTAGGGCGGTAGCTTTGGCCGCGTGGACTTCATCAACCATGATCAGTACTACTCCCTCAATAAACTCACCAATAGTAGTTTCCGCTTGGCCATTCTGGGTACTCTTTAACAAGACATCAAGACTTTGCCAAGTACAAATGGTATGAGTTTTACCAAACTCTTTTTTATCGCCATAATACACACCAACGTCCAAACCCATGTTACGATAGTCTGCTTCTGTTTGTGTAACTAAGCTTTTATTTGGCACAATGACAATACTACGTCCATAATTCTCTACACTCTTACTGAGTGCGGCGGAAAGAATGGTATTGTGATGAATTATACCATTTGAATCAATATATTTGTGCGGATAATCTATTGATAAATCATAATAGCTGTCATTTTCAATATTAGATATGCCAATAATTTTCTTGGGCTGTTTAGCCGTATCTACCAAATCAGCGATACAAAAATTGATTGCTCCTTTTTCTAGTCCTCGATCAAATAAAACATGGCCATCCGCACAGGATAGTGCGGTGTTGTCACTAAAAACAAATCGCCTACCAGGCAAATTATCCTTACGGATGACATAATTTATTCGCTGAAATCCAGTCGGAGTTTCAATATTTACTGATAAATCAGCAACTGGTTGTTCAATAGAGTCTGATAATGTCAAGTTCTTGAATTCTGCCATAGCATCAATAAGGATACCGATGGGCACTCTTAGATTTTTCATAATTTTCATATAATTGTGCTTTAGTTATACTACACTTTGGACCCTTAGATAGATTATCTTTCCAGTATATCGCCCGTAAGTTTAAGGGATTTCCTATTACTTCCGGCTCTATATTTTCTATAAATCCAACATTCTTAGAAAATAAATGATCAATGTGGTGTTCTTTATATCCAATTTTTTCATATGTTGGATTAATTACGTCAAAGTAATTCCGTAATGAGTATCTAGTAAAAAATGCGACTTTTTCTAGATATATCATCTTTTCCTCTTTTAACGAGGGGCATATAAATTGACCCTTCTCTATCTTGGTCTGAATGATCTTCGCTCGTCTAGCAATTTCATATTCATTATACCATTCTATACCCCTAGCATCTATATGGTGTTTGCGTGTTCTTCCCTTGCTTCTATTAATTTCAGCAATATCCATTCTTGAATAATAGGTTTGTAACCATTTTTCAATCCTAGCTGTATATAAAATTTCACCCAACTCTTCTCCGTATTTTGTTTTATACCAATTCAATCCATTGGTAGTTTGAACATGCTTAATAGAAGTTAGGGCCTCTTCTTCACTGTATCCCCGAGCAATGTAAAAATCTAAACATCTACGTGAGTGCGTTCTCGATCCCTTTTTAGAAGCAG